ATCTTCCCTCCCACTCGCCCTCCCATCACGAAGACCGTATAGTCGTTTCGCTCCCGAACACCTGCAGAAAGGTCAACGCCGATTCCCAGACAATCGAATTGAGTTTCGATGGTGCCTTTGATAATTAGATCAGGAGAGAGCGATAGCTCGCTCGTTTGGACGACTTGATTTTGGTACTGGAAGGAAAAAGCGATTGGTGCCTGCCGCCGGCGGTCGCGCAGATAATCGAGTGACCACATGTCCGGCCAATAGGACTGTTCATCTCCGTTGTCATCGACCGAGATTGCAGACTGGACGATCTGCACCCAGTTGTTGGCTGGAATGAATGTGGAGTTATGAATATCGTCATGGCGGAAGCGGGTGCCAAGACAGATCGCCCGCCCACCTTCGAACATCGTCGGGACGATAACTGAATTCCAGTTGTCCTCCATGGCTTGCCGGATGTCCCGGTTCTTGATGTCGTCCGCACTCTTGATCGCGTCATCAATGATGCAAAGGTGTGAACGCTTGGAGGTCACTGCACCTTTGAGACCTGCACAACAGACCGTGAACTCTTCTTCACCTGCGGTCCGGATCCCGGCGAACTTCCAATCAATACTCCAATACTCGTTTGAGTTGATGCCCTTTGCGATCTTTACGGTGGGGAAGATCTCCTTATAGGCCTTACTCTCCTCGATGATCCTCTTGATGGCTGCACTCTTAGGTCGCGCCACATCAACCGTGTAGGAGATGTAGAGGATTTTCAAAGGTTTCCGCGCCAGGGCATGAATACCAACAGCCCACGCTGTGTACAAACCGAGGATCGTGGACTTTGCACTACCACGTGGAGCTAAGATATCGATGTTGGGTCCACCAATACCAATCAGGCACTCACTATCTTCTCCAGTGCAGAGATATTTATGCCATTCTTTGTGATGCTCAGCAGGTGGTTTATCACCTACAACATCACAGAAATATGCAAAGTCTTTTCGTGCACGTTCGACATCAATATTAGAAGTCTTCTTAACGATGCGTTGCTGCGCTGCAGCACGTGCAGTCCTTCGATATACGCTATGAATACTGGTTCCTGCCATGCACAAAGCATAGCGTCATAAATCACTTAGGTCTTCCCTGTCTGTCAAGTTTTTTGCCTCTTTCTTGTATGAAATTTTGAAGGAAAAGATTTTCGAGAGCTCCTTCAAATCCACCAAGTGAAGAACTTGGCGGGGTAATAGGTTCGAGTTGACCCATCTCTGTAGATCCTGGAGGGGTCAAGATATCAATTTTGCCCTGCTCTGTAGAACCAGGAGGCGTAAGAATACCAAGACCAAGATCGTACTCACTTCTCTGCTGACTTCCGACAGGACCGTCGTAGCGAACACCAACTACTTTTCCGTCTTTAAAATATCTATCGTGATACGGATCGACCAGCATCTATTTACAGAGTTTTTTACAGTCTACTAAGACTCTTCTTGAAAGATCTTCGTCCAGACACCCATCGAGGCCTCTTGCAAGGGGCCTTCGATAGGATCATCGCGGAAGATCGTTAACATCTCTCGAATAGCACGGTCAGCACCAGCAAGAATCAAGCCCTGCTTATCAAGCAAGATTCGCTCATCGTTCAACTGCTTGATGGTGCCCCGCAGTTCCTTTTGCATCATCGCAATACGTGACGCTCCCATGTCTTGCTTGATCATGCCCATGTCAATGCCATCCCGTAGCTTCGAGATATCCATCGTCATGGCGTCAATCTCAGCTTCAAGCACACCACCAAAATCCCGCTTCTTGAAGTTCTCCTTTGACCACTCATCACATTGGACGATTGATCCGGTGAACCCTAGGAAGCGGGCGTATAGGTAAATCTGAATTGGACTTACTGCTCGTTTGCAGAAAGCTAGAAAGGATTCACGGTCTTTTTCAGTCAGTTCGTGAATCCAATCAATCATGCTCG